AAGTGCGATTACTTCTGTATCGTTCATTAAAATAATGAGTAAGTTAATGGGCGAGGATGAAAGTTCAGGTCGCCACGATACACCTATGCAGGAGCTGGTCCTCTACCGTTGTACTTACTTTTCTTTTTCTTAGCTTGTATTTTATGTAATTCCAATGATGGTTTTAATTTACCATCATCTCCCACTCCCCTGTAACTACCTGTGTACTTAGTTTTCCAACCTTTATCTCTAAAGGTTGTAATTTGATTTGATGCCATTATACACCTTTAGCTATAGCTTTTAACATCAGTAATCTTTTTGTTGGATCTTTTATTTTCATAGCATCCCTAATTTTCAGATCCCTTGAGTTAGGTATGCCTGAGTAATTAGGTCTAGGCATTTACATTA